AAGTTTACATCAACAAACAAACAAACACCTACAAAATGAAAGCATTACAAAACATCAAAGGAATCCAAGGGCAAATCATCACAATCGTGACGCCATTGGCACAAGAAATCGCACAACGTCAAGCGGAGTTCATGCAGAAGACGGACGTTGTTGTCACCGATTCAGACATCGAAGCAATGGAATTGGGTGCGGTTGTTGATTTATTCAAGGCAATAACCAAATACTTAATGGCGACCGACACGTTGGTTTCAATGGAAGTTTTTAGCGGAATCACGGGTGTTGAAATCAAATCAATCATCGCACGCGATGGTGAGGAATTTGAATTCAACACAAATGCAATTTGGGCGGGTGGTTACAACATCCAACGCGAACACCTTCGCTACCTTATCAACACAAATCTTCCAAAAGTATCAAACACGGATTTTTCAAAAGAAGTTATCGACGCACACAAGAAGATGACAAAGGTTCAAAAATTGGAAAAAGAACTGAACGATATGAAGGCAAGAATGTCTAAAAACGAAGATATAATTGCAAGCGCAAAAGTAGCAACCGACGCACAAATCGCCGACGAAATTCTCGCAACCAACAAAGATGCCGCTTGGTATTGGGATGAGTACACTTCCGACATGAAGATTTCAAAACAAGAATTCACCGCGATGGTTGAAGAAGGAAAAAAAAGATTGATCGAATTTTGGAAACAGAAAAACATCGAATGGAAGTTGAAAGAAAACAAAGCGATTGCCAAGGCCATCGCAAAACAAGAAGCGAAGATTGAAACATTGAAATAAAATCCAACGGCGCCCCATCGGGGGCGCTTTTTCTAAAAAAGTGAAATCATTTTATTCACACCATTGTGGATTCGGAAAAGGTTGTAAGTTTACATCAACAAACACCTACAAGATGAAAAGCATCAAACTAAGAAAAGGCGAATACCAAGTAAACCACAAAGGGAACACGTACACAATCGTGCGTCCTTGCCACGAAACGGAACCGACCGATGGGTGGTATGTTTACGAAAACGAAGAATTCCTTTTCAGCCACTACACAAAGGCAAAGTGTTTGAAAGTATTATCTTCATTATGATGCAAGAATGGCAAAACAAGATTCTTCAACGAGAAGGATTTAACACCAAAAAAAAAGAACCCATGTTTTTCGCAACAAGCACCAAAGATTCTGTAAATTACAACATCGAACCGATCGACAACATACAAATTGGCGACATCATTCACATGAATCGCACCGGAAAGCGTTTTTCCGTTGAATTAATCACGCCCACGGGCGTTGTGTTGCGCGAACAATGTGAGGCCGTATCATTTAGCCGATCGGCATTAAACGAAAGACTAAAGCGTGAAAACGCTACACACATAGCATTTTAGGGACCACGGGCGTTCGCTCGTTTGGTGTTTTGTTTGGGTGGGGGATGACGTGAGGACGTCATCCCTTTTTTTGTTTGTTTCGTTGTGGGTGATAATGTACTTTGACACCGAATTGTACAATCATTTTCAACCGAATGGCCGAAAATCAAAATTTATTCGGGCGGATTATTGGTGCGTTTCGAAACAACCCGAACCGCCCTTCAACATCTTTGGCGAATCCCGCCGAATGGATGTTTTCCGACAACGAGTCAAAAACGGGAATTGCAGTCACGGAAACCACGTCGATGCAATTATCTGCCGTTTTTGGTGCCGTTCGCGTAATTTCCGAAACCATGGCGTCGTTGCCGTGGTCGGTGAAGCAGACAAGTGACGACGGAATCGTTCAAGATGCCGACGCGCATCCTATAAATAAACTTATCCATCACCCGAATCAATTGATGACGGATTTCACATTCCGTGAAACGTGTCAAGCGCATTTGTGTTTGCACGGGAACGCCTTCATTGCTATCAAACGCAATGCGGCGGGTAATCCAATCAAATTGATTCCGATTCATCCCGATCGCGTGAAAGTGAAAGTTTATAAGGATGAGAAATTCTACCAAGTAGACGGAAAAGAAACATTCGATGACACGGAAATGATTCACATCGTCGGACTTGGTTTCGACGGGATCATTGGAAAATCGGTCATCGAAGCCGCCCGCGAATCCATTGGATTAGGATTGGCGGCCGATCAATTTGGCGGTTCATTCTTTGGGAATGGCGCCAACGTGTCGGCGGTGTTGACACATCCGGGAAGATTAAGCGACGATGCGTACAAAAGATTGATCCGTTCGTGGCAACAACGCAACGCGGGATTGGACAACGCACACAAAACGGCGATTCTCGAAGAAGGGATGAAGGTCGAAAAGATGTCCATCAGCCCACAAGAATCACAATTCATTTCAACGCGCAAATTCGGCGTTGAGGACATCGCCCGTTTCTTCCGTTTACCATTGGCGTATTTGGGAAGCATGGAGAATTCATCGACACGTGCCAACGTTGAAGAGCAAGGCATCATGTTCCAAAGAAACACGATTCTGCCATGGGTGAAACGTTGGGAGGCGGAATTCAATCGCAAATTATTCATTGGCGATTCGCCGTATTACGTCCGGTTCAATATGGATGGATTGTTGCGCGGTGACATTCGTTCGAGATACGAAGCCTACACAAAGGGACGTCAATGGGGTTGGATTAGCGCCAACGACGTGCGCAAATTGGAAAATATGGCACCAATCGACGGCGGCGATGCGTATCTGCAACCGATGAACATGATTGACGTCAACAAACCACAAGAAGATCAAGATGAAAAATAAAATAGAGAAGCGCGTATTAGCGGCCGATGGTGGTGAAATTACCATCGAGGTTTCCAAAAGTGCGGAAAAAAGAATGAACAAATCGACGGCGGTCACTTTAGAGTGTCGCGCATCGGCGCCAACAATCATCGAAAAAGATGGTGTGAATCAAATCCGTGGCTATGCGGCGGTATTCAATAAAGATTCCGAAGATTTGGGTGGCTTTGTTGAAATGATTGCCAAAGGCGCATTCGACAATGTGTTGCAAGATGACGTTCGCGCGTACATCAACCACGATGAAAATCGGTTGTTGGGGCGTGTGTCAAGCGAAACACTAAGGATTGGCGTTGATGAAACGGGGTTGTTTTATGAGGTTGATTTACCGAATACAACCTACGCCAACGATTTAAGAGAACTAATGAAACGCGGCGATGTGAAAGAATCATCATTTGCGTTTTTGATTGAAGATGACGTTTGGGAAATGCGCGGTGATACCGCATATCGAATTGTCACAAAAGTATCACGTTTGTTTGATGTTTCACCGGTTGCGCAACCCGCGTATCCTGATGCGACGTCGGAAATCAAGCGAGATTTGGAAGCAAAACCAAAAGCGGAAGCGAAAGCGGCACCGGAAGCCAAGGCAACCGATTCCGAAGAAGCGAGAAACGAAGATGGCGGCGATTCCGACCTTTATTTGTATAAATTGAAAACCTTAAATTTTTAAGACGATGAAAAACATCGAATTGCGCGGACAACGTGCAGAATTAATCAAAGGCGCAACGGCAATCGTTGACGCGGCACAGAAAGAAGGACGTTCATTGAACGCCGAAGAAAAGTCAAGATTTGACAAGATGGAAGCCGATGCAAGAAGCATCAAGGACCAAATCGACGTCATCGAGCGCACGGCGGAAATGAAGAAAGAGTTGGCGGCTAATGCCGAGGCACGCGAAGCCACTCCAAAAGCAACACGCAAGGGTGCATTCGAAAAGTACCTTCGCAATGGTATGGGTTCTTTGAACTCAACAGAGCGTTCGTTAATGAGCGAACTACGTGGTACTTCAACGCAAGTTGCGGGAACGGATTCTTTGGGTGGTTTCTTGGTACCACAAGAATTCAGCAACGAATTGGATATGGCGACTTTGTTCACCGGTGAGGTTGAGCGATTGGCTAAGAAATTGAACACGGCCGGTGGCGCGTTGTTGGATTACCCAACAATCAACGACACGGCAACCGATGCGGCATTAACCGCAGAAGCGGCGGCGGTCACAGTTCAAGACATGACGTTTGCAAACGCTCAATTGAGTGCCTACAACTACGCAAGCCAAGTGAAGGTTTCAATGCAGTTGTTGCAAGATAACGCGTTCGACTTGAATTCATTCTTAGCGGAAGCAATGGGCGAAAGAATCGCACGTGCAACCAACGGCGTATTCACCACGGGAACGGGATCAAGCCAACCACAAGGAATTGTGACGGGTGCGACTTTAGGGAACACGGCGGCCGGTGCCAACGCAATCACCGCAAACGACATCCTTGATTTGGTTCATTCAATTGACCCAAGTTATAGAAACAAGGCGTCGTTCGGTTTGATGGCACACGACAACGTTATCGCGGCAATCCGCGCCCTTGGTATCGGATCAAGCAACGATTTCCCAATCTTCATCCCATCGATGGAAGCGGGAACACCGGATAAGCTATTCGGATTCAACTTGTACTACAACAACGACATGGAGTCAAGCATCGCAACGGGTAACAAAACCCTATTAGCGGCCGATTTCAGCAAGTTTGTTGTTCGTAGCGCCGGAGGTGTTCAGATGGTTCGCTTGAACGAACGTTACATGGACGAATTGGAAGTTGGTTTTGTTGCGTATGCTCGTAAGGATTCCAAAGTTCTTGATTCACGCGCCGTGAAATACTTGGCACAAGCCTAATTGACATGAAGGTCAGATTTTTGAAATCTGTCGCCGGAAATGGATTCCACTATCGCAAAGATGCGGTGGTGGAAATCCACTCCGACGATTTAGCGACTGACTTTTTAAACGCGGGTTATTGTGAGGCGGTTATCGAAGCACCGAAATCCCGCGCCAAAAAGGCGGTTAAGAAAACTACAACAAAAGAAAAACGCTAAGAAATGGCATTTGATATTGTAACACCGGCGGCATCGGAACCCATCACATTGACGGAAGCGAAGAATTTTTTGCGCGTCGATGGAACCGATGATGACGCATTGATCACGGCGTTAATATCCGCCGCACGATCGATGTGTGAAGAATACACGCGCCGCATTTTGGTGACAACTACGATTGACGAGTATTTCGACCAATTTCCACGGAATCATTGGGCGGGACATTCCAACATCTTGTATTTGTCACGCGGACCCGTTACAAGCATCACAAACGTTTCTTACGTGGATGAAATCGGATCAACACAAACGATTGATTCATCGTTATATGTTACCGACTTGATTTCAGAACCCGCACGCATCCAATCGACAAGCGGTTGGACCACGGGCGCGGGCGTCATCAATCAATTGATTGTGCGCTATGTTGTAGGAACCGACGTCTCGGCGATTCCAAAACCACTTATCCAAGGGATGATGTTAGTCATTGCCGATTTGTATGACGGCCGGTCCGATAATGTGAAAAGGTTGCCAACGGCATCCGAATATCTGTGGAATCCTTATAGAATCTTCACGTTCTAATGATAAAGCAAGCGGGACAACTAGATCGGCGGATCACCATCCAATCGTTCACGACCACAACCGATGATTTCGGCGAGGTGATTCAGTCGTTCACGACGTTGGCGGATGTGTGGGCAAAGGTCGAAGAAAAGAACGGAAGCGAAGGCGAAGAAGGCAATCAATTGATGGCTACCAAGCGCGTTGAGTTCTTTATTCGTTACCGCGCGGACATCAACGAACAAATGCGCATCGTTTACAACGGGTTGACGTACAAAATCGAAACGATATTGAATGCGGATGCAAGAAAGGCGTTTCAAAAGATTGTGACACGATGGGAAGACTAAGCCAAGCGATGAATTCCAAAGGCGGTTCCGTAGGAGCGGGCGGCGGAATGTTTGTAGGATTTGATGAAAAGGATGTGAAGAAAGAGTTCGAAAGGGCGTTCGCTGAATTGGAAAACCTACATGATGGTGTAACTACGGCGCAGATTCGTCGCATTGCACGCGCATCGTTGAAACCGATGGTGAAGCAATACCGAAAGGAAGCATCGTCACCCGATGGCCCCGATTCATTTAAAGTGTACAGAAAAGGTGGCGTGTACGCCGAAATTGATTCCGGAACATTGGCGAAGTCGATGGGCATCATCACCACAAGGGTAAACAAAGGGCAAACGTTCGCATCGTTGTCGGTGGGTCCAAGGGTGAAAAGAACGTTCAGCGATCCCGAAAAAGGGGGTTGGTTCGCTCATTTCTTGGAATACGGATATTTGAACGGCGGAAGGTACAGAGGCGCATTGAAGGGATTCGCAAGCCGCGCACGCTCGAAACAAAGCAGTGGTGTCGGAAACGAATTCAAACGAAGAATGCGTTCATTTTTGAATAAACAAGTAAAAGCCGCACGGATATGATTGGGAAGGTTATCAAATCAAAGTTCACAACCGATTCAGCATTGAACACATTGTTTGGTGGGCGTGTGTTTCCCGTTGTAGGTGCGCAAACAAAGGCGACGCCGTTTGCGATTTACGAGGTGGTGAACATTTCCACAAGTATGTCGAAAGAAAGCGATTCGCATATTGACGAATTAGATGTTCGATTGACTTGCATAAGTGACAAGTATTCGGACACCCAAAACGCCGTTGAATACGTTCGGAGTGCATTTGTAAGGATGAACGAAACGATTGGCGGTGTGAAAGTAAAATCGTGTGTGTTTGAAGGGCAACGCGATTTGTTTAGCGATGACGAACGGACGTTTGGATCACAAGTTGATTTGAAATTCCGCGTGTCTCGCGATTGATAATGTATTTTTAAAAACGATAAAACAAGAAAAAATGCCTGCAACAAGTATCATGAATTCAACGGATGTTGTGATTCAAATTTCAGAAGATGACGGAACTACTTACGACATCATTGGCCGTGCAACATCGGCATCATTGAGTGTTTCAATGGAAACACGCGAAACCACAACCAAAGATTCTGCCGGATGGCAAGAAAATTTGGAAGGTCTCAAATCTTGGTCGCTTAGTGGCGACGGGTTGGTGACGTATTCGATAAGCGGTGATTACGACACACCCGACGATTTGTTCACCATATTATCAAACCGCACACTTGTGAAAGTGAAGTTCGGTTCGGCGACAAGCGGTGAAATCGACTACACGGGCGACGCATATCTTGCAAGCTATGAGCAAGAAGCGGGCGTTGAAGAAAACGTGACCTACTCATTCTCATTCACGGGAACGGGAACATTGACGCAAGCGTCGGTGGCATAACCTAAAGGCGGGGCGGCCATCGGCCGTCCCGTTTATTACAACAACAACAAAAACAAAAGACATGGTACAATTTATTGAAATAAGCGAAAGAAAGCATCCGATCCGTTTTGGGTTCAACGCATTGAGGGAATTCAGCCGAATGACGGGAACGACATTGGCGCAATTGGAAAACCTTGGTGAAAACATGACGTTGGATCAAGCGGTGACGTTGATGTATTGCGGATTCAAAGACGGCGCCCGTAAAGAAAAAGCGCCTTTTCGATATGATGTGGCAGATATTGCCGATTGGATCGATGAAGATGAAGAATTGATTGAAAAGGCGTTCGCCGTCTTTGAAGAACAATTTTCGTCGGGTGAAAAAAAGTAAAAGACCAAGCGCCGAAAGGTGATTCAAGCGTTGCGACATGGGACACGCTCGAATCGTTTGCGTTTGGTCAAGTGGGATTGATGCCGTCCCAATTTTACGACCTATTGCCACGCGAATGGATGAATTTGGTCGAAGGTTGGAATGATCGTCAAAACACAAAAGAACAAGCGGAATGGGAAAGAACGCGTTGGATGACCACGATTCTGATCAATCCGCACTCAAAGAAGCGAATCAAGCCAAAAGACTTGATTGTGTTCCCTTGGGAAAAAGAACCGAAGAAAGCCAAAAAGGTATTCACGCGGGGTGAAATTTTGGAAGTAATAAACGAACGCAAACGACGCGCAAAAGCCAATGGCAAATTTATCAAGTCTTAATTTCCGACTAACGGCGAACATCGCGCCATTCCGCAAGGGCTTAAACAAAGCCGAACGCGCCATGGACAAGATGGGGCGCAAGATGCAACAAACGGGAAAAAATTTGTCGTTGAAGTTGACGGCGCCGTTGGCAGCCGTTGGCGCGGTATCTTTTAACGTGTTCAAGGGCTTTGAACAAGAAATGTCCAAGGTCCAAGCGGTTTCGGGCGCAACGGCCGAAGAATTCAAAGCGTTGTCTGATAACGCCAAGGAATTGGGCGCATCCACGATGTTTTCGGCGCGTGAAGTGGCCTCTTTGCAAACCGAGTTCGCAAAACTTGGTTTCACGGCAACGGAAATCACGAAGGTCACGAAATCAACCTTGGCATTGGCCCAAGCATCGGGAACCGATTTGGCACGTTCGGCGGAAGTTGCGGGTTCTACATTGCGCGGTTTTGGATTAGATGTAAGCGAAACGGGACGTGTCACGGATGTGATGGCGAAGTCATTCGCAACCACGGGTCTTGACATGGAATCTTTTGCCGAGTCCATGAAATATGTGGCGCCCGTGGCGGAATCGGCGGGGATGTCTATTGAAGAAACAACCGCGATGATTGGTGCATTGGCGAATGTCGGTATCAAAGGGAGCCAAGCGGGGACATCTTTGCGCCGTATCATTTCCGACATTGGGGCATCGGGGAAACCGACGTCCGAAGCGTTGAAAGATTTGGCCGCTCAAGGTTTGACCCTTGCGGATGCCAAAGATGAAGTTGGTCGTTCGGCACAACAAGCATTGTTGAAGTTGACGGCACAATTGCCGCTCATTAACGACTTAACGGGTCAATATAAAAACGCAAGCGGTTCGGCACAAGAAATGGCCGACATCATGGGGAACACCGCATTCGGTGCATCCAAGCGTTTGGAGTCCGCAACGGAAGCGTTGATGATTTCTATTGGTGAGGTTGTCGCCGTGGCGTTGGTTCCTTTTGTCGAATTCCTTTCAAGTGTCGCAACGAAGTTGAATAATATGTCCGACGGCGCAAAAACGGCCATTGTGGTCATTGGCGGTATTGCGGCGGCCATCGGGCCCGTGATTTTTATCCTTGGTTCATTCCAACGTGCGCTTGTTGCGGTGCGTGCGGCCACGTGGTTGACAACGGCGGCAACGACGGCGTGGGGTGTTGCGGTGCAGATTGCGACGTCGCCCATCACATTGATCATTTTAGCGGTTGCGGCATTAGGTGCCGGACTTGTTTATCTAGCATATAATTTCAAATCGTTGAAAGCCATTGCCATCAATGCGATTGGCGGGTTGTTCAACAAGGTCGTTCCGTACATCAACGCATTGATTGCGAAATTCAACGCCATCGCCGCGTTGTTGGGGATGGATGAAATTATGGTGACGCCATTCAAAAAGATGGAAGAAGTCGCCGTTCCCGCCTTCAAATCCCTTGGTCAAGTTGTCCAAGAAGTGAAGGATGATTTGGGATTGTTCAAAGACGAGGCCGAAGAAACCAACGAAGTTGTTGAAACGACCGGCAACACGTTTGAGGAAACGTCCGAATTAATAAACGGCACCACAAACGCCGTGAAACGTCAATCGGAAGGGTTGACGGAATTGGCATTCAAGTGGGGGACACTTGGCGCAAAGATTAAGACCATGGAATTGATGGAGCCGTTGAAACAAGACCTTCATCAAGCGATTAGCTTGACGGATGGATTGGTTCGCGGCATTGCGAATAATCTTGGGAATGCCTTTTCACAAGCGGTGTTTGAAGGACAAAATTTCTTTCGTGTGTTCCTTGACGGATTGAAGCGCATGGCGGCACAACTTGCGGCAACATTGGTTGCGGCGGTAGCTTTGGCGGTTGTGTTGCGAATGGCAACGGGTGGCCTTTCCGGAATCGGCGGAATCAAAGACATTGGCGGCACGATGGTGAGCCATATATTGCCGGCCATGGGTGGGATTCCGATGTTGGCCGAAGGTGGTGTCGTGACGGGACCAACCTTGGCGATGATTGGCGAGGGTTCACAATCCGAAGCGGTGATTCCATTGAACCGATTAAATGAATTTGGTGGCGGATCACAACACGTGGTCGTGACGGGACGCATTAGCGGGTCCGACATCCTTTTGAGTAATGAACGCGCATCGCGCGACCGAACAAGACAACGAGGATTTTAACATATGGGAATTAGGCTACAATCGGAATTCAAAACATTCAATGGTGATCAATTCAAAGTCAAGATAATAGATTCGGGATTTAGCGGAACGGCGACCGATGTTAATCTTGGCGGCGATGGATTCACCTTGACGCACGACGGCGAAACGGATGCGGTATATTCGCCAATCGTTGGTTCGTCGGTTGACTTCACCATCTACAACGACGATTCTGCCGTGGATAGTTTTCGCACGGCATTGTTGAACGCCCAAGACAAGCAATTCAGCGTTCGAATTGAGCGGTGGAAAAAACCATCATCTTCGGATGTTGCTTTGGATTTTCGGAATCGTGTTGTTGGCGACGGCGGAACGTATGAGGGCGCCGAGTGTTTAAAAAGCGCATTGACGGCGTTGGGCGCCGATGAAGATGTGTCACCGGCCGATGAAGATTTCAGTTTGTATTGGACGGGATTCATCACCCAAGATTTAATTGAACAAGCCGATGAAAGTAAGCCATCCGCCATCCGATTAACGGCAACCGACGGGATTTCATTGTTGTCGAATGTAGATTTCGAATTCACACTAAGCACGGCGACAACGAAATCGTTTGTTGATGCGTTGATTGAAATGTTGAATGATGCGGGAATCGGCGGGTTGTTTGAAAGCGATGAAACGTTGCTCACATCGGTGGTGAATTGGTACGCCCAAGAAATGACCTACGGCGCCGGTGTTGATCCTTTAGATATTACATTCACCGATTGGCGCGGTTATACAAACTACACGCAACAATCGGGTAGAACATTCGAACCATGTTTGGATGTCATCCGCGAAATGTGTTTGACTTTTGGCGCTCGTTTTTATTTTGACAACGGATCATTCCGATTCGAACAAATCGGTGAGCGCGACAAAATCAACATTCGTCAATTCTACTACTTGAACGACGGGTCGTTGTCATCTTACGAAACAACGCAATTGGATGTGTTGATTGACCAAACATCCGTATATCGTCACGACGGGGTGTTCCGTTATTTGCCGGCGATTAAAAAGGTGACGTTGGACTTGCAAAAGAAATCAAGCGCAAACTTGATTGGCGGCGTTGTGCGTTACGATTCATCCTTTGGTGATGAAACCGACGTCGGTGTTGTTCCAAGCGTTGACAATGGGCGCGTGTTGCTCACGATGCGTTCGGAAATTCAGACGTTTATACAAACGCCATTGACGGGTGTTGCAACGCCGATTTTTGCCGTTACAATCCGATTGGAACCAACGGACGGCACGGCGAATCAGTATTGGCAAAATTCTACAAATAGCGGAATCACGTCGTTTGGAATCGGTTCGTGGGGGACAAGCCTTGGCACCTACAAATGGGCGGCGGGAAATGTGTCGCGCCAAACGTCAACGACAACATCAAGCGTTCACGGCATGGCCACGGGTCCATTGCCTAAAGATGGGGAAATATACATCGACATCACTATTTTGGGGATGTACGATTCACAAGGATCGTCAACGTCGTTTTTCACGGGTAGCAATTCGTTCGCGTGGGCGGTTGACTTGCAGTCGGCGCAATATGAGAATGATAACAATCCGGCGGGAATCGTTCAATCGTTATTCACGGCCAACAATTCAAACCCGAATCTTGGTTCAAACATCTTGTTGGAATTAGGGCAGACGCGGTTGGGCGATGGCGCCGGAGCCATTGGTTCGTTGATTGTAAACCAAGGCGCGACGGACGCACCTTCAACGGGATGGCGACAAGGTAATTCCGGAACGTATGTTGATATTGCGAAGATGGCCACGGGTGAAATCTTATCGTTGCAGAACAAGGTGGTCAACCGCTTTGAAGGCGGTGTGTTTAACGGCGGGATGTTCCACAACCGATTCCGCTTTGATTCCGCTTATTGGTTGCCGATGCGCTCGACTTTAGTCGCCAACACCGATGATTTGGAAATCGAGGTGTTTAAGATTGCGAAGGTTTCCGCGTTCACCAATATCACGGGAACACCCATCGATACATCCGACCCGATCACATCGGGTGTCCTTGATGCGGTTGGCGGTCAATACATCAACGCAAACGGCGGCGTTGTTGGCGGAATGGGCGTTGATGGCGCCGGAAGGACCATTGGCCCGTTCAAGGAAACATCGGCGGGAAATGCCGAGATAACATCCGACACGCAAATCACGGGCGCCGCAACGATTACGGGCGCCGCAACGATTAGCGGTTTTGCCGTTGCGCAAGCGGGTCAATCGGTTAGCGTTGAGAATGTGGCGATGACGGCGGGAAATGCTACGACATTGACATCTACACACTACTTAATCATCGCGACGTTCTCGGGAAGTGATGGGACGTACACGTTCAATTTGCCGGATCATGGGGAACTCCAAGGCCGCGTGTTCAAGTTCAATTTCACGAACGCATCGGCGGGGCAGAATGTGACCATCAATGCGAATGGTTCGGACACTATTGACGGCGCGGGGAGCATTAGCATCACGACAAGCGGGGTGATTGAAGTTGTGGCGGCGGAAGCCGAATGGGTGTCATTTCCGTAAAGATTGAGCCTTAAAAGATACTTATATTTCAAGCAATTAAACGGCCGCGAAAGCGGCAAAAACACATGAAACAAGCTACATTTTTTTACCTACTTCGTAGAGGCGTGTTTGGTGGTGGTTCAAATCCCTTGGCGGCGGCATTTCGCGATCGCGTTGAAGCCGACGGCGGGACCATTGAATCAATCAATTGCGTTGCGAACGCAATCGGCGCATTTCCAACATCCGATTCCGGTAGGTTAATTTTTGAAGCGTTTGAAACGCGCGTTGTTACCGATGGCGGGACAACGGAGGGCAGACAATGTACAATTAACGCAATTAACGATTTATAATGGCAACACTTTTTGACGATGCAAGTCTAGTGATGATTCCTAGCGGAACTAAAGACGGCAAATTATATTCTATTAAGCCTACCGATGGTTCGGGCGACTTCACTTTTTCAAGAGACGGAGCAGGGGCGAGTCCTGCGACAAGGGTAAATTCTGACGGATTTGTAGAGTCGGGGGTAACAAATTACCTTTTGCAATCCAATGATTTTGACACTACTTGGACAACCTTCAATGCCAACGTAACAAGCGGTCAAGCGGATAAAGACGGAGGGACGGATGCGTGGTTGTTAGCCAAAAGCGGTGCAAGTGGTACAATTCGACAACCTTCTTTGTCTGTTAGCGGTGTTAAATCCTTTAGTATTTACGCTAAAGAAGGCACGGAGCAGGGGGTTCTATTATCTACGAACTTATCCAACACGGAGGCAAAACTCAACTTAAATACGGGGGCTTTAATTGCTGCACAAAGTGGAATTATTGACACTCAAATTGAAAGCGCAGGTAATGGTTTTTATCGCTTCACGATTGTTGTAGATGGGTCTATAACCCAAGTAAATGTTTTTGTAACAGATTCAAGCGGCTCGACAAGTGGTTCAAGCGGAAACATAGTCATCCAAAACGCAATGTTGAACGATGGCTTAGTTGCAGAGGACTACATAGCCACTACCACAACAGAGGGCTACGGAGGTATATTAGGCGATGA